ATGGGCGTGCGGCGCACAGCAGTGCGGCCGACAAAGGCGGAGGCTCAGGCATGGGCTGTCGCCGAAGAGGCTGCGATTTTGGCCGGCGCAAGGGGTGAGTTTCCCCGGCGCACCCTGGCCGAGGCCGTAGAGCGATATCGGTGCGAGGTCACGGACAAGAAGCCGTCATCGACGGCGCGGGCCGACAACCTGCGTTTCGACGCTTGGCTTCGCGAATTCCCCGAGCTGGCGGCCAAGGTCTTTCATGAGATCACGGGCGACGATTTGGCGCGCTGGCGTGATGCCAGGCTCAAACAGGTGTCCGGGTCCAGCGTGCTGCGTGAAGCACAGCAGTTTCGGCCTATCTGGTCGCTGGCCGTCAAGCAGTGGAAATGGGCGGGCAAAAGCCCGTGGCCAGAAATCAAGCTCCCCGGGAAGGCCCACGCACGACGGCGCACGGGGCAGTGGTCTGAAATCCGGCTGATGCTGCGATCTGCAATGGTTTCCCCGCGTGTGGCTCCCGTGGCCCCCATGCAGCAGGCTGCGTGGGCCATGCTGGTGGCCCTGCATACCGGCATGCGCAGCGGCGAAATCCTGCGCATGTCGCGCAGCAACGTGGATTTGCGGCGCAAGGTCTACGAGCTGCCGCACCACAAGACAGAGGCCATCGTAGGGGCGCGGCGCGTACCACTGACAAGCCGCGCCGTGCGCCTGCTGCGCGTGCTGGAGGCTTCAGCCGAGGCTGCTGGGCGTGACGCCTATTGGACCATCAGCGATGCGAGCCGCGACACGCTCTACCGAAAGCTGCGCGATCGGGTGATGGTTGAGGGCCTGCGCTTCCATGACCTGCGCGCCACGGCCCTGACATGGCTCAGCAAGCGCGTGGACGTGATGACGCTGGCCCGCATCAGCGGCCATGTGGATATCAATGAGCTGTTCAATACCTACTACCGGGAATCGGCCGAGGACATCGCCGCACGGCTTTAGGCCATTTCATAACCCATCGGTTATTTTTTGCTTTTATCACCTATGGGTGATTTTGGAGCACGCCATGGATTACTTGTTGCAGTTGCCGCACCAATTGGCCCCACAACTCAAGTCATTGCGCAAAGCGGCCGGCATGAGCCAGGCCCGACTGGCTCACCTGCTTGGAATCTCCCAGGCCCGCGTGGCTGTGATAGAGCGCGATCCGCTGGCTGTCAGCGTCGGCCAGCTGGCGGAAATTTTGCGGCTGCTGGATGTTCAGTTGGTGCTGCGTGCCAATGATGTGCCGGGCTCTGGGCGCGAAGCCTTGGAGCTGCCGCCCGGCTGGCAGCGGCGCAAGCCACAAGGGCGCTGGTAGGCCCATGCAACGCTCAATGGCGCCCCTCTGCCCATGCTTTCACGTCAGCCACTCGCCAATAACGAATGCGGCGGCTGGCGTTGATGAAGGGCTTGGGAAAATCCGGGCGCTTGGTCAGGCGCGCGGTGACGTGCTCGCGGCTCAGGCCGAGGTATTCGGCAATTCCTTGAGTGTCCATACGGGGTGCGGTGCTCAGATGCGGGTTCATTTCGTTGGTTCCTTTGGGTGGTTTTTGAGACTGGTTTTTTTTGGGCTGGTTCGCACTCATGGGCTTACTTCTGGTGGCGCCGGCTCGATGGCATCGGCCCGGATGGTGCCGGCCAGGATGTGCGCGGCCAGCTTGTGAGCGCCGTCGAACACCTGGCCGGCGATGTCGCCGTTTTCGACAAGCAGATCGGCAGACAAGTCCGCAGCCGTTGCCAGCTGCGCGGCCCATGCTGAGTCCCAGCGGTTGCCATCGCATGCCATCTGCACCACCACTGCCAGGGAGTGGTGCAGGCCGTGGGCGTTGCGTTTTTCGGGCGGCAGGCGGGCCGCCACCTCGGCGCCGACGCCCACCAGCTTGGCCAGGTAGGCCAGCAGCTCCCGCTGCTCGCTGCCGTGGTCTGCCATGAGCATTGCCACGGACTTGTCGCACAGCTCGCGGGCCATGGCGCGCATTGCGTTGCCGCGCCAGATGGGCGCCGCGTGGGGGTTGTAGTGCTTGCGCCTGGTGTGCTTTTTCATGTTCTCAGCCCTTCTTTGGTGCCTTCGCGTTGCGTGCCGCCATCAGGTGCTCTCCCATAGCCCAGCGCGTCTGCAGCAGCGGTGCAATCACGCTGGGCGGCAAGGTATGCAACCTGGCCTGTTGCGGTTGGCCGGCCTGCATTGCAGGCAGCATCCGCACGAACACGTCTGCCATTTCCTCGCTGATGAACGCAGCGCATTGCATGCCGTCCACCTCAATGAACACGTTGATTGCTGTGATGGTCATGCCGTGGTCCCCATGGCCAGCCCCAGGGCAATCGGCCGCACCCAGACCGGCTGCGCCGACAGGATGAAGGTTTCGCCACTCAACGCGAGCAGCAGCGTTTCGCCCATGACGTGGGCGATGGCTTCGCCGGCCTCGCTGGGCACGGCATTGCCGATGCGCTCGCGCTTGGCCTGGTCGCTGGTGCCGTCCAGTTCCAGCAGCTCGTCGGGTTCGACCAGGCTCTGCAGGTGCGCCAGCTCCAGGGTGGTGAAAGGGCGGTGCCATGTGCCGTCCTCGGACACGATGCGGCAAACGAGCTTGTCAGCAGCTGCCGGCATGCGCGGATCTGCCACGCTCCAGCGGCCGTTGTCGTGGCATGCCGCGCCGCTGACGGCGCCGGCCTGGCTGTCCCAGGGCACCACTCCGTAGTGGCCGCCCGTGGTGTACGCGGTGCGCTCGGCGTCCATGCCGCTGCGCGGGTCGGCCACGGCAAACGCGCCCTGGCCCGTGGTGCTGCCGCTGATGACGGTGCCGGCGTGCGTGCCGTAGGGCGTCACGGCGTACTTGCCGAAGCTGGGTCCATCGCGGCGCGGGTCTGCGACGGCCTGGCCGGTGCCGTGGGCGCTGGTCACTGCCATGGCGGCACGGTCCCAGCGCACCACGCGGTACTCGTTCGAGTGCTTGGCGGGGCCGTGGTGGCGCGGGTCGGCCACGCTGTACGCGCCCTGGCCAGGGCCTTGCTGGCCGGCCACGGTGCCCGTGCTGGCATCCCAGCGGCGCACGCCGTAGGCCTGGCCATCGGACCACAGGGCCGACTGCTCGAATCGAGGGTCGGCCACGGCGAAATTGCCGCAGCTCGGCCGGCCCTTGCCGGTCACGGTGGAGCTGTGCCGTGTCCAGTCCTGCACGCCCAGCATGCCGGCGTGCATCTCGGGCACGATCAGATAGTCCCGCAGCGTGCCGTCCTCGATGGCCAGCCGGTTGAGGCTGCGCCAGTCGCTGCCGGCCTGCACGAATGCCAGGCGCACCCAGGTTTTCCACTGCAGGCTGGGCACGCGGTGCATGGGGCCTGCGCGCAGGTCGCCGGGCTGGAGCATGCGGCCCAGCACGTCGCCCACGGCGCGCAGCGGCTTGCTGCGGGGCTGGTACAGGAACGAGGGCACTTTTTCGGCGTGACGGGCCACCAGCAGGAAGCGGCGGCGGCTCTGCGCAAGGCCGCCGATTTCGCCGCAGTCGTGCGTCGTCTCGGCCACGGCGTAGCCATAGGCGCGCAGCAGGGCCACGATCTGGTCCAGCAGGTGCCGGCCACGCGTGGCGATGCGCGGCACGTTTTCGAAAATCACCAGCTCGGGCGGGTCATCGCGCCAGGCCTCCAGCATCAGCCACACGCCGCGCAGCGTCAGGCGGTTGAGGGCCTGGTACTTGTCGGTCTTGCTCTTGCCCTCGGACAGCAGGCCGCTGAATCCCTTGCAGGGCGCGGACAGAAACACGATGTTCGGGCGTTCGCCGCCAGCTGCTCGCTGAATATCCGCGGCTGTGGCTTCTTGCCAGTCCGCTGGCGGCTCGGCGCCGTGGAAGGTGCGGTATTGCTCGCGGTCGAACAGATCCAGCACGGTGCCGGGCACGCCGGCCAGGCGGCCGAAGTCGCGGATGCTGGCCGGGTCCACGTCGATGCCGCCCAGGCAGCGGAATTTCGCCTGCAGGTTGCCCACGCGAGGGCTCGCACGGTTGAAGCCGCGCGCGCCGCCGCCCAGGCCGCAGAACAGATGGAAGTGGCGGATTTCCACGGGGGTGGTGGTTCGCATGGTCATGCCCCCTTGCTCGCGTCGGCGTCGATGGTGGACCAGCTGCCGTCCAGCGGCATGCTGTGGCCAGCGCAGTGGGGCGTGCCCAGGTTGATGGGAGCGGCCGGCGCATGGGGCGCTGTTTCCAGGGCCTGCGTGATCTCGCACGTCACAACGTCTATCAGCTCCCGTCCCGTCACGAGCATGGCCTCGGGCCAATCCTCCGGGCTGTTGCGGTCGGGCAGCTCGGCCACGCGCTGGCACACGTTCGCGGCGATGGCGTTGGCATCTAAGGCGGGCACCGGCATACGTTTTATGTAGGTTCTCTGCCTCGGATCGGCGAGCGCTTTTTTCAGATCCGCCAGGCCTTCGGCAGACAGGTCCACGCCGCACGCATAGGCCGGCACCCGCTCCAGATGCGGCGCAGCAGGAATTCCAGTGGCGACGAACGCACCGCGCACGTTGAGCATGTCGCCCAGCACCTGCATGGCGGTGTGCAAATCCTGCTCATGGTTGCGCACCTCGCGCACAGGCGTGGCGCCCCAATCGGCGACGGGCGTTTTTGCCAGGTTGCCGGCCAGGCCGGCGCGCGTTGCCTCGATGGTGGCAATCAGCCACGCGAGGGTCAGTTGAGTGAGGGTCTGGGCCATGGCTCAGGCCTCCAGGCGTTCAACACGCAGCACGGGGCGGCCGGTGGCCAGGTGCGCCAGGTTGCTGGCCTGGTCAGCGGTGGCCGCGCTCAGGCTGTGGGTGGGCAGCAGGCCGGCGTCGGCCAGTTGCTCCAGCTCGCTGGCCTCGATGTGCTGGGGGACGATGACGGCGCGATAGCTGCGCAGGGTGGGGGTGGCGTGTTGCATGGTGGTCCTCTCGGTCGGTGGTGGTTGCGGGGTCAGGCGACCAGCTGCAGCTGGGCGGGGTTGGTGATGGGTGCGGTGGCGCGGGCCTTGCGCTGGCGGCGCGGCTTGGCGGCGGCCAGGCGTTCGCGCTCGGCTTCGAAGACCTTGGCCAAGTGGTTCGGCGCCATGTGCTCGCTGCGGATGTAGTCGCCATTGATGGAGCGGGCCCAGCAGTGCACGCGGGGCTCGGTGCGGCGGGCGGCGAGGGTGATTTCGGGCATGGGGTGGCCTCCTTTGCGGGATCAGCGGGAAAAAACGGGGGAAGGGGTGGCGGCGGCGGGCCGATAGAGCACAGAATCCGGGCTGTTGGGACTGCTCCAGTCCTCTGCCTCGTGCCGGCCGCGCCCGAAAAGGGCTCGCAGCGTCTCGCCGCGCAGGCGGGCCGTACAGTTATTGAAACCAGTCCAAGGGCGCGCCAGCGGCGCGCGGTCAGCGCCCATCGCAAGCGCTTTGCCGCTATCGGCATCCGTGCACGTTGCGGGGTCGAAAGTCTCGGTTTCCTTGGCCACGCTGCGCCATGAAATGCGGCGCGACACCAGCCAGCGGCCGGCGCGGGTTTCCAGGCCCACCACGCGGCCCTGGCCCGGGGCAATCTCTTCGCCGTACTGATTCACGGCGCCGGCCGGCACGGGGCGGCGGGCAATGCTCAGGTGCCAGCGGCCACGGCCCACGCAGTGGCCGCCCATGGCCTCCATGTAGCGGCGCCAATCGGCCTTGATGTCCTCGCTGTGCTTGTGGCACGCGCCCCAGGCCTGCCAGGTGGCGCGGTCGCCGTCCAGGCGCATGGTTTCGATCTGGTCTTTACCCACGCGGCGCAGCTCGCGCCACACGCACACGCTGGGCATGCCAATGGCTTGGAACTGGCGAATGCCCCAGCACGCGGCCCAGGCGTCTACGCGGCGGTGGCCGGGCATATCGCCCTGCTCCACGTCCCACAGCTGGCCTTGCGCCACATCCAGGTGGTCAGCCAGGGCCGCATGGCCCACGCTCTTGGCGATGTACTTGGCCACATAGCCGGCCGCGCCGCCCGTGGTCATGCGCTTCACATTCACGCGGTTCTTTGCCGCGCCGCGCTCGTCGCCATCGTCTTTCAGCCACCACTTGCGGATTGCGGCCTCGATGTGCTGGGCGTGGGCCTCGCACTCGGCCCACACCAGGGCGTGCCAGTGCGGCGTGGCGTCGTGGTGGGGCTCGGCCACGCGAATGCCGTACATGGCAATGCCCGCGTTGCTCAGGTGCGCGCGCACGAGCGCCCACTTGTCGCGCAGCCACATCTGGGCATCGCGCGGGGTGCTCACGCCGTCATAGCGGGGGTTGGGCCGGGGCCGGCCGCCGCTGCCCAGCGTCACGGCATGGAAGCGGCTGGGCGCTGTCAGCGTCAGGAACAGGCCCACATGATTGCGGGCGTCTGCATATTCCTCGGCGCCACGGATGCGCGTCATCAGCTCGCCGCCGCGAATCACCGGGTTGGACGGCGACAGGGCCGCCAGCTCGGCCAGCGTGAACACCTGCCCGGCCTCGTTCTTGAACAGCGAGCGCTCCAGCGCCTTGGCGTTGCGCTCCACCTGCGCCGTGCGGCGGCGCACCGTGGCATTGCTGGCATAGCCGCCCGCAAAGCGGTTGACCACGCCCAGCTTGACGGCGCCGGCCTCCACCGTGCGCGTGACGTGCTTGCGCAGCAGGCGCCGCCACCACGCCGAATCCATGGCACGCCGAATAGCGGGCTCACCCACCAGCGGCGCGGACTCCTGCACGCCCATCATGCGCAGCATCAGGCGCACCAGGTCCACGCGCGCCGGCAGGTCCATGGCCTGGGCCTGGGCGCCCGAATCCAGCTCTGCGACTTCTTCGGCCAGGCGCTTAGCCATGGCGCATATCTCGTAGTCGCTCAGATTCCACTCGGCCGCATTGCCGTGGCGCGCTGCAAAGTCGTCAATGGCCACCAGCGCGTCGAAGCACGCCGCCCACTCGGGCAGATTGCCCGCGCCCAGCTTGCCCAGGCCCATGGCGCGGATGGGCTGCAGCCACTGCGGCGGCAATGCCTTCTCCAGCGCCTGCATGGCGGCTTGCACCATGTGCGGGCGGGGCTTGTGGCGCTTCCATTCCTGCTGCGATGCAGTGCGCAGGCGGCGGCCGGTGGGCTTGGCGTTGAGCAGCGCGGACATGGCTAGTTCTTCACCGTCAGCGAATGCAGCTTCGCCATCTCGTCGGCCATGTAGCGGATCTGGGCCTTGATGGCATTGCGCTCAGGCGGCGGCAGCTCGCGCCACTCGCGGCGGCCCAGCTCTTCCAGCTCGCCCTCGATGCCCGCCAGCAGCAGCACCGACATGCGAATACTGATGTGCAGCGTGGACCACTCGCGCGCCTCGGCATCGCTCCAGCGGCCATTGCTTGAGCGGTACACGGCATCGTCCTTGAGGCGGCGCAGATGCTCGCGGCACTCTGCAGGTGTCATGCGGGCAATGTGCGGCGCCACGGGCGGCGCAGGCAGGCGATGCAGGACGGGTGCCAGGGACGGGGCAGCGTTGTGCACGCCCACCCATTGCAGGAATTGCGGTGCGGAGATTTCGGACAGGTTCACCGCGCACCCCCGTTCAAGCGCACGGCGGTCAGGAACCAGGGCAGTCCGTAGATGAGTTCCACGGTGGCCTGGGCGGCGGCGCGGTTCGCGGCGCTGAGCACCACGCGGCGGCGCACATGCAGCGCGTCAACATGGGTCACGGCGTACTGGCTCATGCCGCACTCCCTTGCGCCCCGGCCCCTGCTGCGCGCGGGTCCACGTAGAAAGCCAGATGCAGGCCGCCCAGGTCCAGCTCCACGGCAAAGCCGCCATCCTTGAATGCGGCCCTGTTGCGGGCCTTGCCGCCCATGCCCATGAGGGCCTGCAGCATGCGGCCGTTGCGGGCGCGGTCCTGGCCGCCGTGGATGAACAGGCCGCCGATGTTGGCGCACTCGTGGCCGCTCACGTCCACGCCGGCCGCGCGCAGGGCGGGCAGGTGCTGCTGCAGCCGCTGCAGGTCGCTGGCGAGGCCGTCAATTTCCTTGAGCCGCGCAGCGTGCCGGGTGTGCTCGGCCCGCAGGGCCTCATCCACCAGGGTGATCTGCTGCGCGGGCCGGGGCCTGCGGAGTTCAAAGAATTGCATTGCGTCCTCTCGGGGTTGCGTTTTTCAGGGTGAGCACGTCCCGCAGGGCCTTCTTTCAGGCTCCACAGGAACAGGGGGAACGGGGTGGGTCAGGGCAGGGCGCGCGGCCCTGGTGTCAGTCCGCTGGCGGGCTGGTGCCGAACAGCTCCAGGGTGCTGGGCGCGGTCTGCGTGGTGCGGTAGTCAGAGGGCTGGGCGCATGCCAGCTGCTCGCGCATCAGATCGCGGCGCACATGGGTGCTCAGGGGCAGGCGCACCGTGGGGTTGGGCGTGGCGCTGGGGCTCAGGGTGCGCGTGATTTCCATCGTGGCGCTGAAGGTGTGGCCGCACTCGAAATTGGTGCAGGCGAATGCGTACTCGCGCGTCAGGTTCGTTACCTGGTTGCTGCGGCGGATGGTGGCCGGGCTCTCGCAGTGCGGGCAGGCGATGCGGTGGAATTCGGATTTCAGGCGCGGGCCTTCGTCCTGAGCCTGGGCCTGCGTGTCGGCAGATGTATCCGGCTTGGACAGGTTGTTACAGCCTTGCGCGCCTTTTCGCACAGTGGCGCGCGCCTTGGGGACGGGCTTGCCGGCCCGGTGGATTACACCCAGAGCGGCCTTGGTGAATCCAAGATTCGGCTGCGTGCCGAGCTGGGGCTGAAAGGGGTTTGCTGCTGCCTGTGCCATGACCGGACTTTCAGCGCTGCTCGGCGGCGGTGGCGGTGCCGGTGTCGTTGTGGCCCAGCACGATGCGGCCGTGCTTGGCGTACTGCTCCATGCCCATGTTGTGGATCATGCGGATGAAGTTGCTTGCGCTGCGGCCCTCGTGCTGGGCGCCGGCCCATGCACGTTCCAGCTCTTCGCCGGTCAGCCGCAGGGGAATGGGTTTGGCGTGCATCAGGGGCTCGACCGTGGCCGAGCGATGGCGGGTGTGGTGCGCTGGGGTGGTCATGTAGTATCTGGAGCTAGGTTGTTACAAGGTGGCTCCAATGTATTTGACGAACGTACAACGAGTCAAGAGTTATTTGAACTATGTCCAATTTTTTTGAGCGCTTGATAGTGGAGCGTAAGCGCTTAGGTCTCAACCAAGAGGACTTTGGCGCGCTTGCGGGCATCTCAAAATTCACGCAGCTCAACTATGAAAAGGGCACCCGCAAACCGGACTCGGATTACCTCGCCGCGCTGGGCAGCGAGGGCGTGGATATCCCGTTCCTACTGACAGGCACGCGCTCGTTTGACCCAAGCGTGCGGCCGGCCGGGCTCGAGCCTGCGGGCGAAACCATCGCCCAGCGGCTCCAGCAGGAGCGCAAAAGGCTGGATTTGACGATTGGCCAACTGGCCGAGAAATCAGGCGTGGACCGCCTGGCGCTGCTGAAATTTGAAGAAGGCGAGTTCGCGCCAGACGCCAAGGCGCTGCAGCAGCTGCACGCGGTTGGCGTGGATGTGGGTTATGTGCTGCTGTCGCTGCGTGCAGGCGGCGGCGTTGAGGCTGGCGCACTGCCCAGCGATGCCCAGGCACTGCTGCAGCACTACCAGCAGGCCGACGATGAGGCGCAGGCCGCGCTGCGCACGCTGGCCGCCCGCGTGGCGCGGGCCTGAATCACCAATTCGCGCGGCCGCCCGCGCGGCAGCAAGCGCGACTTTCACAGAGAGGGAAAACCATGGCAATGATGCCTTGCAAGCAATGCAAAAAAGAGGTTGAACGTACCGCAAAGACATGCCCACATTGCGGCGTTACAAACCCCGCAGTTTCCACAAAGCAAACAGTCCTCGGTGTGGCAGCACTGGCTGCAATCGTTGTTGCTGTCGTCGTTGCCTGCAGCGACAGCAGCACCCCAAAGAGCACAGAGGCTGCAGCGCCGGCACCCGCGACTGCCGCCAGCAGCACCCCACCCACTGCAGAGGTTCGCCCGAATTTTGGCTTTGACTCCCAAGAATTCCGCACACGTTTCAACGCAGTGGCCAAGGAGGTCGGCAAGGAGTGGCTGATTCAGCAGCCGCTGGCCCTTACTCAGGGCAGCAAAAAGGACACGTGGACGCACATAGCACCCGGAGAAACTCCCGTTGTCGGCACGGTGGACAAGCAAAGCGGCAACATGGAGTCCGTCATGGCCACCTTGACGGGCGGCGATCAGGAAAAGTCCATCAAGGCCTTCGCCAGCCTCCACATGATTGCCAACGCGCTCACGAAAAATGCCAGCCGTGACGATGTTTCCGCAGCCTTGATGAGCGCAGTCAAGAAAGCAATGGACGGCTCAGGCGGCGACTTGGTGCGCGAGACTATCGGCGGAGTTCAGATATCCGCCAGGGCAATGCAAGGTGTCGGCGTGATGGTGACGTACAGCCCTGCTGAGTAGCCGAGCCGCCCACAAAAAAGCCCGCTGCGTGCGGGCTTTGTTTTGGGCGCTTACGGCTTTGCAGGTTCGCAAAGCGCCAGGTTCACCGTTGCCTTGACCAATTCAAGGAATGACACATCAAGGCTACCGCGCGCCTTGCGCTCAGCGTCTGAGAGCAATGCTTCCCAGTCCACGTCTGGCCTGGCAAGTTGCAGCCTCACACGCATCTCCTCAAAGGCTTCCGCCTGATGCTGGCCGATCCGTCTGGTTGCGTCGTACATGGTTTGTTCCATCGGTGTATGCAGCGGCGAGAGAGGCCGCCGCCTAGCGTTGGCGCAGGATTGCACCAGGTGCCAGGTAGTCGCGTTCGCCGGGCCTTGACCCGTAGCGGTAGGCATTGAGCTGGCGATTGTCCAGCGTCATCAGCAGCAGGTGCGCCGCATCAAATTCCTGCTCTTGCAAGGCACCGAATGCTGCCGCCGCAGCAGCAAAAACAGGGGTTTGGGTGCGCGTGGCGGGCAGCACTTCGCTGCCCCCGGCGCGCTGCTTGATCACATAGACGCGGTACATGCATGGAGTTTATCCGGCCCACCTGCCCAACACTTCGGCAGCGGGGGCCAGCTGGGCGGGCTTGAGGTGGCCGTACACGTCCGCCGTGATGGCCACGGATGCATGCCCAAGCATTTTGGAAACCATGGTCAGCTCCACCCCTTCGGCAAGCATGTGCGTGGCCACGCTGTGCCGGATGACATGCGGCGTGACTCCCTGCACGCCCGCCTGCAGGGCAGCGGTCTTGAGCTGCTGGCGAGCAGATGACACGGACAACCCGACCACGCGGGCGCCCGGCACTGGACGCCGGCCGCGTCCTCGGTGCACCTCTGGCGCGTCACGATAGGCGGCCAAGTAAGCGGCCAGCTCGCTGGTGATGGGGACTACAGCGCGGCGCTTCATGCGTTGCGCCAAGGGGTGACGGGAGCGCAGATCAATGACGCGCTCGTGCAGATCCACGGCGGCCCACGTCAGTTCGCACACAGCAGATACGCGCCCGCAGGTGGCGATGAGCAACCGAAGGAACGCATGCAGGCGGGGCCTGGGTGCGGTTGCCGCAAGCAGGGCACGGACCTCATCCCGGGAGAGAACTCGCTCACGGCGGTTGCTGTGCGCCGGCATGGGCAGCGGGGGCACACGATCAATCAGGCCGTCACGCCAGGCCATCCGCAGTGCTGCGCGCAGGGACACCAGCTCACGGCGAACGGTTGGGGATTGCAGGCCTGTGGCCTGGCGCTTTTGCGTGTACTCCAGCACGGCGCTGCGGGTGATCTCTGCCACCGTGAGCTGCCCGAAGAAGGGCAGCAGGTGCGCCACGGTGTCACGGATGCGCTGGGGCTGCACCACCACCGCCACGCGGTCCCGCTCGTACACCTGCAACAGATGGGCAATGCGGGGCGCGCTCATGAAAAGAATTCCTCGATTTCAAGCAGCGGCGATGCGCCGGCCGCCATCATCATGACCCTGCCGATAGGCGTGTCCCAGGCGAACAGCTGGGAATTGAGTTGCCGGGCGGGCCGGCCGTTCAGAAAGCAGCTGAGCGAGTATTGCGTGCCCATGCCGTGGCCATTGCTGGGCGTCAGCCGCATTTCAAAAGTGTCGTGCTGGTCTCTGTAGAAAAGGTGCGGCCAGCCTTGGCCGTCTTGTGCTTCGCGGGCCTGCGTGAAGATGTGGGCCAGGGGGCGTACCAGGTCGGCGCGCGTGAGAGTGGTGCATGTGGACATGCGATTGCTCCTATCAAGCATCCGGGAACCCGCCCGGCCGGTTGGTGCCCGGCGCCATGCCGGGCTGATGCGTTGCAACGCTATCGGTAGGGGTTAAAGCCCTCGCCGCCTTCGTTGTGCCGTTGGTCGAATTCGCGCGCCTTGTGCATCCGGTCCGCAAATTCAGCCTCGCTCTCCCGAGGCAGCGCTGCAATCTCGGCAATCTCCCTGGCCTGGTCCGCAGCCTGGGCTGCAGCCTCTATTTCCCTCAGTGCAGCCCAGAACGCATGCACATCGGCCTCAACCTCGGCCGGCAATGCTTCGCCGCCAAAGCCCTGCCTTGCGAAATAGGCCATTTGATAGATGTCGCGTTGCGCCACGGTGTCGTGCAGGTAGCTGTCTGCGCCGGTAAACCAGGTATAGCGCCCGTTTTCTGACTGCACCCTGTAGGGCAGTCCCCGGTGATCTTTCTCAGTAACGATGAGCTGCATTTGATTCTCCCGTTGATTGTGCTCAGGCCAATTTGCCGCGTCGCACGGCTTCGCGCAGCACATCATTGACGCGCGACTGCCAGCCCGACCCGGTGGCCTTGATTGCCATCAGAACGTCTGCATCCACACGCATGGTCATGGACAGCTTGGGCTGCTCCAGCGGGGGGCGCCCACGCCGGGCCAGCGGTTGCATTTCGGCGAGCATGTCGCCCGTGATTTCCATGGTGTCCGGGTCTTGTTCGATGCCCCGGGCAATGGCGGCATCTTCGGCCGCCGTGGGCTGGATCAGCCCCACTTTCTTAGATTGCTTCATAAGCCTTGACCTCTCTGGAGTTTGCCTTGCGGAGACTGACGATTCGCATGGTCTGCCCGCGCTGCACGAACACCACAACGTACAGCCGTTGGCCGATGACGGTGAAGCCGATTTCACGTACTTCGCCGTAGTCCCGGCGCGCATCCGGCATGCACAGGACATTGCTCCATTCGATGTGGCCCGCCATCTCCAGCGAAACGCCGTGCTTGTCGATGTTGGCCTGGTTCTTGTCGGGGTCGAATTCGATGTCCATGTGAATTATTGTACTTACGATAATTCCCGGGTCAAGGCTTTTTTGTATGTACGTTAATTGTCGTCGTCGGGTACTTCCGTCGCCGCATCATCCGCATCATCCTGGGCCTGCGCGTCGCCACCGCCCTGGCGCTCCAGCTCGATCTGCGTGGTGAATCCCCCATCACCCAGGGCGTGCTCCACGGACTTGACCAGCCAGCCCTCGCCGTCAATCTCGGGTTTGAAGCCCTCCACGGTCACGGCCGCCTGCGGCATGAGGTGGGGCCGGCCCAGGGCCAGGGCCAGGCTCAGGGTGGCGGCGCCACGGTCCACGCGCTGCATCTCCGATTGCGCGGCCTGGCGCGCGGCCTCGGCGCTGGCGAAGGTGTCTTTCAGCGTCTTGACGCTGCCCGTCTTGGTGCCCGCCAGCACGCCCCTGCGGCGGGCGCGCTTGCCGTCAGTCCAATAGGCGCGCACCCCGGTGTAGTTGGTGCGGTCTGCGGTGTGCCATCGGTGTTGGTCGCCCGCTTCGCGCGTGATGTGCATAGGGGCGATGGGCTGGCCGCTGGCGTTGGTGCGGCTGTTTGTGCGCAGAAAGATCAGCTGCCCTTTTTTGACCGTGGCCACGGCGTCGTGCTGGCGCGCCAGGCGGGACAGAAAATGCAGGTCCGATTCGTTGGTCTGGTCTATGTGCTGCACCTTGCGCTCGGCCAGCTCAGGGGCGATGCGCGCCGGCAGGCTGTTGCGCGCGGCAATGTCTTGGACCACGGCGCCCACGGTGGAGTCGTTCCAGCTGTGGCTGGCGCGCTCGCGCAGGCTCTTGGCCATGTCCGCGCTGCGGGCGCGCACGCTGATGCGGTCGGGGCTGCCGCCGTGCTCCACCTCATCCACCACAAAGCTGCCCTTGTCCACCAATCCCTCGTGCAGCCAGCCCAGACGGATGGAGATGGTGGCGCCCTTGGGCGGGATGGCCATGCGGCCGTCCGCGTCGTCCAGGGTCAGATCCAGCTGGTCCGCCTCTTCGCCGCGGCTTTCGCGCAGGCGCAATTCGATCAGGCGTTTGCCCACCTTGGGCGTGATGTTGACGCCGTTGATAGTGAGCTGATAGTCCGGCTGCTGGTAGGCGCCCGTGGCCTGGTTTTCTGTTGCTGCCATCACATCCACCAATCCCAGAAGTCGCCATCGTCCCAATCACCGCCGCCCGTGCCGCCATCGCTGCCCCCGCTGGGGTCGGCCTGGGAGTCGTCCACGCGGGCCAGCTCCACGGTGAAGTCGATGCGGCGGGGCAGGCCTTCCTTCACGAACACGCTGCCGTTTTCGCTCAGGCGCTGGATGACCCACGCGCCCAGGTTGTCCCCGGCCCCGTTGACCATGGCGTATGCGCTGCCGGCGTCGGCCATCTTGCGCAGTTCGTCCAGGGTCTTGCGGCCGCCACGGAATTCTGGAACGAACAGTCCGGTAAACGTGATGGTGTCATCACCCTGGCCCACGTACTGGCGCGCCGGCCGGGCGCCCACGCGGCTGTTGCTGGGGTGGCGCCAGTCGGTGGCGCGCTGCATTTCCTGATACGCCACGGTATCTAGGCCAAACACAAATTGGCCCAGGGTCATCATTGGCATGTGCGGGCTCCTTTATCCCTCGGTGTCGCTGAGCTGGCTGAGCACGCGGGACTTGTTGGCGCGCTCGCGCTTGTCCAGCTCGGCCGCCACGGCGCGGGCTATGTCCTTGGGGTCCATGCCTGGCGCGGCGTTGATGGTAATGGTGATGGGGCCGCTGGCCGCCGCCATGGGCGCGCCCGCTCCGGCCGCATTGCCACGCCCCAGGGCGCTGCCGCTGGGCGCCATCAGCGGCGCGGGCGCCGTGATGGGCATGGCCTGGGCAGCGGCCAGCGCATCAGTGCCGGCAGCGGCCATGGGTGCGGCCGTGACGCCGGCCAGGCCCACGGCAGCCGCTGCCGCCAGGCCCTGGCCCTTCTGGATGCCCAGGGCCGCGCCCTCGGACACCCAGCCGCCGTACTCCATGAACACGCGCGAGGGGCTGGCAATGCCCAGCGTTTCCTTGAACCATTGGCCCACGGATGTGGCGGCGCCCACCACGGTGTCCTTGAGCGCGGTGAGCTTGGCGGTCACGCCGCTGATGAGGCCGTCAATCATCTGGCCGCCGATCTGCACAAAGTTGCCGGCCATGCCCTTGAGGCTTTCCCACAGCGCCAGGGCGCCGGCCTTGATCTCTTCCCAGCGCGTGACGATGAGGTAGGCCGCAGCGGCCAGGGCCACCAGGGCCAGGATGACGATGCCAATGGGGTTGGCCGCCAGGGCGGCATTGACCAGCCACTGCGCTGCGGCAAATGCCTTGCTGGCCAGCGCGGCAGTGCGGCTGATGACCATGCTGGCCACCATGGCGCCGGTCTGCAGAATCCAGGCCATGCGCGCCGCAATCAGCACGCCGCGCACGGTGAGCAGGGCGCCTTTGATCAGCGCGAATCCGTAGCCCGCCGCAATGGCCACCACCTTGCCCAGCACCAGGGCGGCCACCAACAGGACCACGGCGCGCGTGACACCGGGAAAGGCCTGGGTGAGTGCGGAGATGCGCTCCATCCAGGGCGTCAGCATGGTGAGCCCGTCATTGAGCGATGGCAGCAGGATGTTGCCCAGGGAGATGCCCATGGCCGCCGCCTGGTTGCTGGCCAGTTTCAGGCGGTTGGCCGTGGTCGCTGCGCGCTTTTCGTACTCCGCATTCACGGCGCCGCCGTATTTGCTTTCGTCCGTGACCTTCTCGAAGTTTTCTTTGAGCGTGTCCAGCTGGCTGAGCAGGGGCGCAATGGCCTTGATGGATTCCTTGCCGAAGAGCGTTTGCAGGGCGGCGGCCTGCTGGTATTTCTCCAGCCCGCGCACCTTGTCGAACACGTTCATCATCGTGGCCGTGGCGTCCTGCTGCATGCTCTTGGCCACTTCGGTGGCGTCCAGTCCCAGGGCCTGCAGGCCCTCGCGCTGGCTCTTTGTGGCGCTTTCGCCGGCCACCAGGGCGAGCATCAGATTCTGGATGCCGGTGGATGCCACCTCTTCCTGCACGCCCATGCCGGCCAGGGTGGAGCCCAGGGCCGCAATGCCCCCGGCCGCCACGCCGGCCACGCCGCCCAGCGGACCCACGCGCGTGACTATGCCAAGGATCTGCTTTTCGTTGGCCGCCCCCGTGTTGCCCAGCAGGTTGATTTTGTCGGTGAGCGTGGCCACTTCGGGGATGGACATGCCGAAGGCAGATTTCATCTTGGCCATGGCCTCGCCAGACTCTTCGGCCGTCATGCCGAAGGCCGTGCCCATCTTCACGGCGTGCTCCACAAAGCCCACCTGTCCGTCGCCGCCCAGCAGCTGCTTTTCGTCCAGGCCAGACTGGCCGCCGAGGGCCATGATTTGCGCGATGTCCTTGGCCGCCATGGGCAGGCGCTTGGACAGGTCAATGGCGCTTTGGGACATGCGCTCCAGGCCGCTTTTGTCCAGGTCCATGACCTTGTCCACATCGGCCATGGACGACTCGAAGTCAACGGCCATCTTCAATGGCGCGGCCAGGGATGCGGCCATGGCCGCGCCGTCGAACAGTGCGCCACGCGCATCGCCCCGGGCGGCCTTGTTGGCGTCCACGGCGGCGCGGTGCTTGTTGGTCAGCTCCTGCGCCTTGCGCTGACGCTCCAGGGCCTTGGTGGTGCGGTCGATGGCCTCGCGCAGCTTGCCTTCTGCCTGGGCCGCATTGGTAATGCCCATTTCAGCCAGGCCGGCGCGCAGGCGTTTGGTCTGGTCAATCTGCCGCTGATAGGTGGCCGCGAGCTTTTGCACTGCGTCGCCAGCGGCGCGGTACTGCCCGCCTGCGGCCTTGGCCGCCTCGCCGCCCTTGAGCATTTCCGCCACCAGCGCAGCCTTGGCCGTGCGCGCGGCCTGCAGTTTCGCCTGCGTTTCGCGCAGGCTGGCCTGCATGGCGTTGGCCTTGCCCACGGCAGCCTGCTGCTGCTGGAGCTTGCGCAGCACGTCCTGGGTGCTGCTCACATCCGTGTTCAGCGCACGGGCGCCCGCGCCTATGCGCTTGAGCGGGGCCGAAACCCGGTCGGCCAGGTCCAGCAGTACCTGCAGCTTGAGCTTATCCATGCTTGTTCATCTGTTGGAAGCGGTCTACAGCCAGGGCGCGCCAGTGCATCAGCTCGGCCAGGTCCATGGGGTCCATGTCGGCCGGCCGCCAGTGGAAGATGGCGGCCACGTCCGCCATGGCGTCCTCTACGCGCCCAGGGATTCCATGGCCATCGCCTGATTGGCCTTGGCCGTCTCCAGCTGCTTGGATGGCACCAAAAAATTGACCACCTCCGAAGCGCAGGCCACCAGGTCCACGGGGTCCATGGCCGCCACGTCTTCCCGCGTGAGGGTGGGGGTGGTGATGCGCGGCAGCAGCAGCATGACGGACTCGGCACGCAGGGCCAGCAGCTCGGCCAGGTTGATGCCGCGCAGTGCGCCGGCCAGCGGCTTGCGCAGCGTTACCACGTCGATGACGCCGCTGCCGCGCTGGATCGGTGTTTCCAGCGTGACGTTGACCTGCACGGTCTTGGGACTGGTAGTGGTGTCGGTGGTCTTGGCTTGGGGGTCCATAGGTGCCTCGGTGGTTGGTTGTGAAGAAAAAAGCGCCGACCAAGGTAGTGGCCCAGGCCGGCGCGAAGGGCCGTTTCCCATGCGGCCGGAGACAGACGAGAGGGGAAGGAAAACTGTTTGCGGGTGCGGGCCGTCAGATGCCCAGGGCGGTGCGGGTCTGGGCCATGCGGTCCTCGCCGTGGACCTTCTCGACCAGGTTCACGAAGTCGATTTCAAGGATGGTTTCGCCGTCCAGCACTTCCTTGTAGTAGCTCAGGCTGTACTTGAAGGTCTGCTCCACCATGTCGCCAGCCTTGGAGCTGCCCGGGTCGCGCTCGGTCAGGCGCCCGCGCATGACGACTTCGACGGCCTGCACGCCCTCGCTGTCATCGGTCTGCAGGGCGCCGGCAAAGCGCAGCATCACGGCATCGTGCTTGGCGGCGCCCCATTGCTTCATCAGGCCCTTCATGTAGCCGGCCGCCTTGAGTTCGGCTTCCATCTTGTCCTGGCCCATGTCCAGATCAACGGGGCCATTCATGCCGCCGCCCCGGTATTCCTCCACCTTGCGGGTGAGGGTGGGCAGGGTGACTTCGGGCATTTCGCCCATGTAGTTCTCGCCATCAATGAAGGTGGCGAAGTTCTTGAGTTTGCGGGGCAGTCCCATGGTGTGGATCTCCTGTGTGCTGGAATGCGGCCGGGCTTATTGGCCGGTGCCCACGCGCATGGCGAAGTCGGCGAAATAGCGGTCGGTGATGCGCTGGCGGAATCCCAGGTCTTCCAGCGGCGGCACGGGCGTGTAGTCGTAGTCGATGACCAGCTTGCCGGCCTTGAGGGCTTCGGTGGTGTTGACCTCGGCGTCAAACCAGGCGCGGCCGTCGAGGATGTAGCCCAGGGCCTTGAGTTCGCGGAACTTGGCGTTGATGCCTTCGATGATGTCTTTCACCAGGCTGGGGTGCAGGGGCTTGTCGATGAAGGCGAAATGGCCTTCTGCCACGGTGTCGGCCAGCACCTGGGCGGTGCGGGTTGCGGACTCGAAGCGGAACAGTTCGCCCGTGCTGCAGGTGCGCGATCCCCAGAAGCGATAGCCCTGGTAGTTGATCAGCGTGGTGACGTTGCCCTCATTGAGAATGTTCGCGTCCGTCTCCGAGCTTTGCAGGTCGAAATGCACGTCCTTGCTGATGCCGACCGGGCCATTGAGCGGCACGTTGGAGAGGGTCTTGTGCCAACCCTGCTCCACGTCGATGCGGGCGCGCAGGCCCAGCGCATAGGCCACGGCCGGCACGTTGGTGGCCGCGTTTGTGGTGGTGTTCCAGGCCTTGAAGTCGGGCCAGATGACCATGGTTTCCCGTGCGCCGAAACTCTCTGCATAGGCCAGCGCCTCGCTCACATCGTCTGCGCCGTAGCCCTGCACGTAGGCCATGGCGCGCAGCTTGATGGCGGCGGCCGTCAGCGCATCGGCCACGGGCTTGGAATCCAGGCCCGGCGCGCCCAGGATGCGGGGCTTGACGCCCAGCTGCTGCTGCGCGGTGAGCAGGGCCTGAATGCCGGAGCGCTTGCCGCCCACGTTGTCGCCAACGACCAGGCTGGTCTGGTCGGCCTCGGCCTCTTCTGGCGTGGCACCTGCGCCCAAGGGCACGCGGACGATGACGAGCACGGGGCGGGACTGGTCCTTGATGGCCTTCAAGGCCTCGGGCAAGGTGCCGGTGGTGCCGGCCGCGTCCAGCGCCTTCTCGATGTTGGTGAAGAGAACAGGCCTATCCAGCGGGAATTTGGTGGGGTCGGCTCCGGGGCCGGTGGCCACCAGGCCGATAACGGCCGTGGAGACGATGCGCAGCGTGGTGGTCCCGGTGTTGACTTCCGAGACGCGCACGCCGTGGTGGTAGCCGGCGAGTGTCATGGTGATGGGCTCCTGCAGGGGTTCGGTGGGTGTGCGGTGTGTGTCTGCATGTTCCCCCGCCCGCGCGTAGGCGGCCAGCGATAGGGCCGGTGCGAGCCGGTGCTACCCCAAAGACAAAGCCCGCCGAGTGGCGGGCTTGCGGTGGTGGTGCGGGTGGCGCGGCCAGGTCAGTCCGGCAGCTCGTCTGGGCGCGGTGGCGTGTCCGTGATCTGCAGCGCGCGGCCGTCTGCGATCAGGCCCACGGTTTCCAGCAGCTGCACGCCGGCCGCCACGTCCGGGTCGTCCAAGTCGATGAAGCTGGCCAGCTCCTGGTCCTTCAACGTGCTGCGCAGCTGGGCGGCCTGCATGCGCTCCATGGTGCCGGCCTCTGCGCGGTCCACGGCCGCCCATTCGATGGCGGCGCGCTCGATGGCGGTGAAGCGGCGGCGAAACGCCAGCGGCGTGATGCGCCGGCTGATCTTGGGCGGTGGCACGTCCACCCATTTGGCGCCAGTCCAGCGGCGGCCCAGCACGCTCGTGTCGTATTGGGGCAGGCGGTGCATGTCGGCAGCGGTGATTTCCTCGTGGGCTTGCGTCAGCGCCACAGCCACGCCAGATGCATTCAGTTGGGCATAGAAATAGGCGACCATCATTTGTACTCCACCAACTCCCACGACACCAAAATATTTGTCGCGTTAATAACCTGATTTCCCCAATCAAACTGTATTTGACTACTGTTGATGAGCTTCGCGTAGGCAAATCGCCCGTATCCGTTGCTGACAAATGCCGCACCGCCAATAAAGTGGAGCGATGTTCGCTCCATCGTTACAGGGCTCACATTCACAATTACAGAATTACTGCCCGAAGGCGTTTCCCCACTCATCGACACAACCCCGCGCTGCACGCTCTTTACCGCTCCGGTATTGGCCACTTGGCTGCTCACCCACTGCACGCGGTTGTCCACGGTGGCGATTTCTACCCGGGCAGCTGCCAGACTTTGATTCAGCGCCGCGATTTCCGCGCGGGCGCGCACCAGGTCACTGCTGATGACCATCTCCATGCTGCTCATGCCTGCACCTCCGATGCGTTGCTGCCGCTGACCCGCCCGGACACATAGGCCATGGTTTCGGTGCGCGTGCGGCCCCTGTAAGTGGTGGTCACGGTGTTGACCGTGCCGTCTCCGTTGTAGGCCACGGTGGTGGTGGCCAGCTGTCCGTCCACGGTTTCCACGACGGTGGAGACGCGGCCCGAGCCGTCATAGGTGATGACGGTTTTGGATGGGCCGTTTGCGGGGCCGAGTGCCATGTCCTCGGCCTTGAGCACGATGGTCTTGCCGGCCTTGGTGTTGACCTTCTCAACCTTGGTCGCGCCCAAGTCGTTGATGGCCAGGCGAATGAGGTCCAGGCTGTCCGCCACCTGCTGGGAGACGGCGCGCCGGGCCACTTCCTCGTCGATGATTTCCAGCGCGCGGATGAGCTTTGGCAGATCCACCTCCAGCGTACTGCCTGGCAGTGGTAGGCCCAGGTGCTCGGTCTGGCCCTGCCCGGTTGCAATGCTGTTGTCGCTCATGGGGCCTCGCTCACAGGATGACGGCGCGCAGGTCGCGCACCTTGGGCCGGGCCGTGGTGGTGCCGGTGAGGGTGAGCCGCAGGCGCAGACTGGTGGCGTTGATGCCCTGCAGCCGGTGCGTGATTTCGATGGAGCCAGCCGTCTGCTGGCTGCTGGACAGGTAGGGCACTTCCTGCCATTGCTGGCTTGCGGCCAGCTGCATGTGGACGGCCACGGCCGCGCCGGCTGGAATGTCGCCCACGAACAGGACGCGCAGATCCGTGCCGCCCGCTGTCGCAATGCTGGGCGTGATGTAGGTGCCAGCGTTGAGCAGGCTTCCGACCAGCAGCAAGGGGGCGGCGTCAAGCACGGCGCCCAGGCCGTTGTCGCCCACGCGCAGGGTGGCGCGTACGCGCACGCTGCCGTTGTGGGCCGCCGAAAGCTTGACGGGCTGGCCCACGTCTGCCTCGATGGTCTGCTGCAGGGCGCCGCCAGCGTCCAGCAGTTCCAACGCGTAGCTGATGCGGGCGGTGGGCTCGGGCTGCGAGGCGCCCGCGTTGAGCATCAGTGAGGTGGCATTGGCCACGGCTTGCGTGCCCAGGGTGACGGTTTTGCTGTTGGCGGTGTACTGCACGGCCAGCAGCTCAAAGCGCAGCATGCGGTTGGCGTGCCGCGTGACGATGGCCGATGCATTGATTTCCAACATCTGGCCCACTTCGGCCTGCGCCGCTGTGACCCAGCCGCCGCCGCCCTGGCTGGCCTCGCCCACCTGGGCCACTTCCAGCGCGGTCTGCGTATCTGCCGCAGAAACGCTGATGGCATAGCCCGTCCTGGCGCGCATCAGCACGGGCGCCGGCCACGTCACGCGCGTGGCCTGACCGGCCACGTTGATCTGCGCGGGCTCCAGGCGCCGGACCACGGCAGCTATACCGGGCATGCCCGCATCGTCCAGCTCGGACAGCACGACGATGACGGGGCCGCCCACGGCGGCAAAGTGCAGATCCAGGCCCGCGCACTGCAAAGCGGCGGCAGGGGTGACGGTTTGGACGATGGTGCTAGATGACATAGGTGAGGGTCGTGTGGACGGCAGAACGGGCACCCCATGCGAGGTTTGCCGTTGCTTGCACATACAGTTTTACGGATGCGGCGCCCACGAATTGCGCGCGCCCTATGGTTCCCTGCTCGCCTTCCAATTCCACGGTTTTCGCACCCACTGGAATACCTGCAGGAATGGTGAATTTGCCGTGCAGCACGCCTTGTGCATCCGCCACCAGGCTGCCGCCAGCGGCCGGCGTGGCGGCCACGGGCTGGCCATCGAAGCGCACGGCCTTCAGCGGCTCCATCGGGCGGAAACCGGCAATCTCGAAAGCCACGTCGATGGTGCGCAGCGTGATGCCGCTGGTGTCGATCAAATCCGGGTTCACGCCGGGCTTGATGTTGCCTTCTGTCATCCACGTCAATGGGTTGACGTCATGCCCGAAATTCAGGATCACCTCTTTCGGATAGCGCAGCTCTTGCGGGTGCTCCCAGCGGTCCACGGCCGGAATCAGGGTCACGGTGGCGGGCATGTCGCCGGCCACGGCCAGGCCGTTGACGAGCATGGAGCGGCTGACGCTGGTTTGCCGGATGACGGGCACCAGGCTGTATTCGAGCGCGTGGGTAGTACGCCCGTCGCCCAGCATGTGGGCGGCCTCGGCTTCGTACAGCTGCAGGGCGCCGCCCGTGACCAGGGCGGTCTGCTCGATGCCCTGGTCGCGCATGCTGTCATCCTTCATCGGGTCGGCGAAGTAGCCCTTTTTCAGCCCGCTGTACCGGCCTGCGGTGTCGGTGGCCAGGCGCAGCTCGGCCAGGTCCATCTCGATGTCATCCATGCGGCGCCGATAGTCCACCAGGGTGGCCATGGGCACCATGCGCACGCTGTCGGATTCCGTGCGGCGCGTGTCCGCTTCCCAGGTCTGGTAGATGCTGCCCAGGGCCAGCATGCTGTCGGGCACAGCCGGGGGGACAGGTTGCCAGGTGGCGGGAATGCCCTTGACCACGTTGATGAGGCCTTCACCGTCCATGACGATGCGGTCAATGCGGCGCAGTGCAAAGCGGTAGTCCACAAGGATCAGCGAACCGACCAGGGCGCCACTCACGTCAAAGCCGCGCGGCGTCTGGTTGAGCACGGGTTCGGTGCTGATGTACTCATAGGTCACGTTGTAGCTGCTGCCCGGCGTGGGCTCGGCGCCGGTCGGGCTCCAGTCCACCTGTTGGGCCGTGAGCTTGTAGTCCACGTCGGGCGTGAAGGTCTTGGCGCCCTGGGTGACGCTGTTGATGCGGATCACGCTGCCATCGGGCAGCGGGTCGGCCGCGCCCACGAAACTGCCGTGCACCACCTGGGCGGTCTTGCGGCGCGTGACGCGCACGGTGGCCGGCTCCAGTACGGGCCAGCGGTCGAAAGTCACATGCTGCTGGGCCTCGGTGGTGCTGCCGTGGGGCTCGCTGCTCACCTGGGCCATGTTGGGCTGAGCCTTGTAGATCAGGCGGCGGTCAGCAGGCACCTCGATGGCCGCGCCCACGACTTGCGCCGCACCGGCCGTGACGGCATAGACCTGGTTGCCCTCCTCATCATCAGGCAGCTGGATGGTGAGCAGGCCGCGCACGGCGTAGGTGCCGCCCGTGCTGCGCTCGTCATAGCGGCGGATGGCCTGGGTGACGGCGTTGAGCTGGGGCGCGGGCTCGCGCGGCTTGACGATGCCATCTTCAACGGTCCACACGGGGTAGAAGTCGCCCGCGCCCTGGCCCTGCAGGCCCCAGACCACGGACACCTTGATGCGGTCGGCGCCGGGCTCGCCATAGCCGCTGGTGCCCACGGCGGGGTTGTAGAGGCTGGGGTCTTCCTCGGCGGTGACGATGCGCGTGGAGTACAGCACGCCCACATGCACGGTGCCTTGGGTGGCGATCTGCAGCGCTGCGGCGGCCACGTCATGCACGGCGCCGTGGATGTAGACGCTGCCGGCCTCCAGCTGGCAGGCGCCGGTTTCGGGGTCCACGGTGCAGCGCGCGCCGGCCGTGATATCGCCGTTGGAAAACAGCACATCGGCCACGCGGCGCAGGCGGTAGTTGGCCTGGGCCTGCATCTCGTTCGGCTCGGCCGACTGCGCCACGCGGTCGGCGTGGAAGATGTGCTCTGTGTAGCCCTTGGCGGGGTCGAATCGGTTGTAGCTGGTCATGCGCGGCTCACAGGGGAATGACGATTTCTTCCGTGGCCTTGGTCGTGCCGCTGCGCAGCACGGGCGGCCGGTTCTCCAGGCAATACACGGTGCCGGGGTTCTCGATCTCGCCGGGCGTGAGATAGCGTTTGCCGGCCGGCACGTCAGGCTTTGCCACGGTGCCGAAGAACACGCCGCATTCCCGCACGGTTTCGCCTTCGGCGTCGGCAAAGGCAAAGGTGGTGCGCAGCACCAGGTAGGGCGTGGGCTCGGCGCTGGACTTGTAGTAGATGGGGCCGGGCAGCTCGATATCGTGGTCTGCCAAGGTGCCAGGGCGGGCATAGCCCACGTCCACCACGGTGCGGCGGCCTATTTCGTCGCGCAGTGCGGTGCGGTCGGTGGGGTTGGCGGGGGCGACTTGCCACTGGCCATCGCCGCGGCCCCATGCGATATGGCAGGGCATGGCGGCCAGGGATTTGGCCAGGGCAATGCGGCCGGCGTCTTGCAGTGTTTGCATGCGGTACTCCGTCTATTCGGTGGATTCGGTGGTTTTGCCGTGGATGTTGGATTGCTGCCAGCGGTCGCCGTCCCAGCGGCCCGTCCAGCCCCGGGCAGGCGCCACGCGGGGCCGGGCGGCGCCGGCAGTCCAGTGGCTGGTGGCCCCTGGCGATTGGCTGGGCCGTGCGTCTGCGCTGGACGCCCAGGCCTCGCCGTAGGCACTCAGGGGCTGATGCGGGAAATGTGGTGCGGTCTGGCCTGGCGTGTGCTGCAGCTGCCCCCCGGCCGGCAGGCGCTGCATGCGGCCGTCCCAGCGCCACACATCCAGGCGCAGCTGGTCAGCTCGGCGCAGGCGGCCGCTGGTGTGCTGGTGGTCTGCGCTGCGCAGCGGGGTGAGGTTGGGGCGCTGGGCCTGGGACTGGTTGATGCGGCCTTGGCTGCCGATGACGGGCGGCTCACCCTCGCCCACATCCACGGGCATGCCGCTGTCGTTGTCCCAGAGGGCGCCGTCCAGCTTGGGCGCGCGATCCCAGCGCAGGGCGCGCAGATCGAAGCGATAGAACACGCGGTAGAAATGGACGTGCAGCGGGATGCTGGCCCGCACCACATGGGCCATGCGCGCGATATCGGCATTGCTGACTTCGCGGCCCGGGTTGATGTGCAGGCGGGCGCCGTCCTCTTCCAGGGTCACGCTCAGGTAGCCCTGCCAGGCCAGCGCGCGGCGCACGGCGGCGGCGCTGCCTCGCTCGCGCAGCCAGGGCAGGCCCTTGGCCAGCAGCTCGCGCGGGTCGGAAAAATAGCGCTCGAATTGCCCCAGCTGCCACTGCTGGGCCAGCCAGGGCAGCAGGGCCGGGTGCTGGGCGGTGCTGGCCGGCTCGGCCGCGTCGGCCATGGCGCCCCAATCGCGCGGCAGCGTGGTGTCTATCACGCGCTCCAGGCTGGTGGATGCCGGGGGCAGGATGCTGCGGCGCGCGTCCATCAGGCCACCCCTGCGTCGATCAGGTCCACGGCGCCCAGGGCCGGGAATTCGCCGGCGGCGATGGGCGTGATGGGCGCGGGCCGGGCGTTGTCCTGGTAGTCCACGGCGTGCACGCCATCGACGTGCAGCAGCGTGGTGATGTAGCTGCGCGCCACGCTGCCGTCCAGGCTGGCCATGCCCGCAAAGGCCGCCTGCAGGCGCGCCTGCAGCTGCTGCAGCAGGCCGGCCGGCGCGGTGCGCGTGCGGGTGATGCGCGCGGTGATGTCAATGGCGCGCGGCACGGCCACGGCCACGTTGACGGGCACGCCCAGCATGCGGGCGTTGTCGGCGTTCAGGGTCTGGGACACCAGCTGTCGCACAGCCTGGGCTTGCGTCTGGTCGGTGACCCACAGCATGACGAGCACGCTGCCCGGGGTCTGCTGGCTGGCCCGCACGGAGCGCACCAGGGGCGAGGCCGTAAGGGCGTGGAATTCGTAGTGCTCGCGCGTGCCCTGGCCGGCCAGGGCGGCGATGCGCAGCTGCAGGCGGGTGCGCAGGCGGTCGTCGGTTTCGCCATCCTGGCGGGTCACGCCGTACTGCGCGGCCAGGTGGTCGAGGTCGCCGCCCGTGGCAAAGGCCAGCAGGTGGGCGCGGGCGGCATCGTTGACGCGGGCGCGGTACAGCAGTTCCCGGTAGGCGCAGGCCTCCAGCAGCTTGACGATGGGATCGGATTCGAGCGCGAGGACTTCGGCCAGCTCGGGCGCGCGGGCCAGTATGTCGGCCTTGAGGTCGGCCAAGATCTGCTCGAAGTCCAGCGGCTCGATGATCTGCGGGGCGGGGAGGGTGGCCAGGTCTGTGCCCAGGGATTGACTCATGGCGCGCCCCCGATGGTGACGGCCAGGCGCAGGGCGCGGGCCTTGGCGGCGGCGCCGGTCAGCAGGTTGCCCACCACGGTGATGGTGGCCCGGCCCTTGGTCAGCGGGTCGCGCTCGATGTTGAGCTGCTGCAGCTGCAGGCGCGGCTCCCAGCGCATCAGGGCACTGGCGGCGGCGGACAGCAGGCGGATTTCAGTGGTGCGGTTGTCGGGCTGGTCCACCAGCGCGGGCACAAGCGAGCCGTAATCGCGGCGCATGACGCGCGTGCCGATGGGCGTGGCCAGGATGTCGCCAATGGATTGGCGCAGATGCTCCACCTCGGTGATGGCGCGGCCAGTGTTGCGGTCCATCATCACAGAGGCCCCCCGGTGTTGGCAGGACCTGGCTCCACGCCGCTGTGGCGGTGGCTGGCGAGGCTGATGCCCTGGGCCACGATATCCACGCTGGTGGTGATGCGCTCGGCCGTCATGCTGAGCGATGCGCCGCCCACGTTGAGCTGCAGGCTGCTGGGGGTCATGTGCAGGCGGCACTGGCCCTGGCCCACGTCCAGCGTGATGGACTCCAGGCACATGATTTCCAGGGCGCCGCGCAGCCACTGCAGGTAGTTGTCTTGCGCCCACTCCATGCGTTCGCATTCGGGCTGGTCGCTGGGCTGGGGCATGGCGTCGGAGTACAGGCCCACCAGGGCCACGCCTTGGGTCATGTCGCCGCCCTGGCACAGCACCACGGCCTGCTCGCCCACCACGGGTGGGGACCAGTGCCGGCCGCCCTGGGCGCCGCCAGCGCGCAGGGCCAGCCAGGGGAGCCATGCCGTGGTGTTGTCGCCCACCTTGACGCGGATGCGCGCCGGGCTGGCCAGCCGCACGGCGGCCACGGTGCCGCGCCGGATCAGGTTCTCCAGGCGGCGGGCGGCCTCGTAGGGCGATTCGGTTTGTGCGACGGGCGATTCCATGGCCCCCATGGTGGCCACGCACGCGCGCGAAGGCCACAAGCATTGCCGGTGCCAGGCGGTCTAACCCAACTGCCTATGCCGCGTTCAGGTAGTTGAGCACAGCAGCCAGCACCGCCTCGCGCTCCATCCTGCCGATGCCGAGTAGTGGCCGCGCTGGATAGTCGTATTGAGGCCCGCCCGGACGCACGCTGTCGCGCTCGCCAAAGTGATGGACACGCGCGATGCGCTCGGCGCGTCCGAAGAATCCCACCTCTGCCCCATTCGGGGTCCCACGTGCGCCCAGGTGTTTAGGCGATGCCATCCGGACAAGCATCATTTGCGCGCGCTTGCGAAGGCTGGTCATGTTCGCAGGGTGCTTGGCCGCCTCTTTACGGACCATTCCAGACTTGAGCATGGTCCGGACACCCTTGGCTTCCTTGTCATACCCGACGATGCGGTCGCCGTCATCGCGGTAGCTGGACATTTCAAGCTCCCTGTGACTCCCGCCGCGCCCTCTGTAGAAGTACCGAATGGGTGGCGCCACGTTGCGCGTTTGTTTGCGCTTTGGCCATTTGCGCCCATCCGCGCCCCGTTGCGCACGGATGTTGCGTATCTGGAGCTTTCGCAAATCTTGGCTGATGCGTCGGCGCAGCACCATGTTTTGCCGGGGGCTGAGCTTTCGCGCAAAGGCTGCTACCCATTCTTCCAACAGGTGAAGATCATCCGTCATTGGCCGAAGCGTTCCACGTAGCCGGGCGGCTTGAATTCCCAACGGGCCAATAGCTGCTCGTCACGCAGCCACAGTTCCCATTGCTCCAGTTGATCGATGTCTCTACCGTCAAAGCGTTGGAGCCCCACTTGCCCAGGCTCATCGGGGTGTGAGATGCGGACGCGGGTAGGGTGATCAGGATCGGCTTTGACAATGGCGCGCTCTGTCAGATCAATCTCTATGCCGATATCACAAGTTGTCGCATTCAACGGTTCGACGTTGAAGCGGATAGCGCGCTCACTCTTTTCCTTGCTGGCAAACAGATCGGCTTGGTGAACTTTGCACCAGGCCAAGACTGGGACCATGAGGGCATCAGCGTGGCCAGCGAAGTCCAACACGGTGACGAAGGCGGTGTACCTGTATTCAAAGGATAGCGACTGCGTTCCGGTGGCAACGATCTGCCCGTTGTCTCCCGTGATGATGAGATTTTCAGGGGTACGCGCAAGGTCCGGAATGCATTGCGCCAGGAGATTGCGCAGGCTCTGCAGCTTGAGCATGTCAGCCCCCCATGCCGGCCAGCGTCCGCTCGGTCCACATGTCCATGGCCTTGCGCATCAGCTCGTATTGACCGATGCAGTGATTCAGCTCCCTGATTCCCTGATCCCCATCGTTGGCGATGCCGGCAAGATTTGCCGCTGCCTCTGGGTCAAGTTGGGCATACGCGGTTTCAGGCCCAGCGGCTCCACCCTGGGCGGGGCCGCGTGGCGCAGGTCCACCGCAGGCGGGCACTGCAGGGACGATGGGGACGCGCACGCGGACAGTGCCAGCACGCACGCCAGCGACATGGGTTTGATGAGCTGCATTGGCGTTTCCTTGGGTGGTTTCGAGTTTGGCTTTCTGGTCGGCGATCTGCTTGCGCAAGTCGCGCTCTGTGTCGTCGCGCTCGGCGCGCAGCTTGTCCACAGCCTCGTCGGCCTTGCGCTGCTGGGCCTGCAGGGCGGTCTGCTGGGCCTTGGCGGCGCTGCGGCCTTCGTAGAGCACGCCCGCGTAGAACGTGGCCAGGACCAGAGCCAGGACCAGCACGCCGGTCAGCAGGAATTGCGAGCCGAGCAGGCCGCGCTGGTGGTTGTGTGGTGTCACGTCAGGGCCTCCATGCAGGCGCTGTGCCGCGCGAGCTGCCGGGTCCAGACGCCGCGGCAAACGCGGTTGCCCGGCGTGCTGCAGTCAAAGCGCCAGCGGCGCGGCCGGCCCGCGCTGTCCCATTGGTAGGCGGTCCAGCCTGCGGCCTCCTGCCGCGTGCTGGTCATGTAGCGATAGGCCAGGTAGGCCTGGCAGGCGCCCGCATAGTCGCCGGCCCGGGTGCGCGCCAGCATGCTTGAGCCGCGCCAGGCGCCGCAGCCGTACTGCCCGGCAAAGTCCACGGCCTGGGCGAATTCAGCGGCATGCATCGGCGTGTCGCCCAGCGAGTCGCGCACGCAGGTGCCGTATTGCGCTTCCAGCAGGTTGGTGGCCAGCTGCCGGGCACGTTCGCGCGTGATGGGCGGATCTTCCATGGTCACGCGCTTGCCGTCCTCGTAGTGGGTGGCGCCGTGGCCGATGGTGGGCACGTCTCCCTGCACCGGCACGATGGGCGCCGAGCTGAAACCCTCGGCCGCAATCCAGGCGGTGACGATGGCCGCACCGATGCCCAGCAGCTTTGCAGGGATGCGCTGGCCGCTCATGCCTGCACCTTGCAGGCTGCGGCCTGGTCCAGCGCTTCGCGCGCCTGCTTGGCGCGGCGGTCTTCGCGCTCATTGCTCCAGCGCCACACGAGGTAGGCCGCCTGCAGCAGCACGTAGATGATGGTGAGCGCGGTAGCGGTGTGGGTCATGGTCCAGCCGTTGGCAACGTTGGCGGCCACGACGGTGACGGGCGGGGCGGCCTTGGCACCCTCCATGGCAACGGCTTTCACGATGGTTTCGCGGTCCATATCAGTCCCACAGTTGAATCATTGGGCGGGCCGGCGCGGGCGCGGCCACCAGTTGGACGGGCTCCCCTGCGCCCAGGCCTGCGGCACGCTTGGCCAGGCCCGGTTGGGCGTTGAGCGTGGCTTCCACGGCGCCGGCCGTGCGGCCCAGGTGGCGGTGGCACAGGGCGTCCAGCGTGTCGTGCTCATGGGCGCGCACGGTGGTGGTGGGGCTGCTGGTGGTGGCCATGGCTACAGCAGTTCCACGGTGCAGCGGGCACGGCCCACCAGGTCGGCAATGGCCCAGCGCTGGTTTTTGCGGTGGTAATCCACCTTGGCCGCCAGGGCCTCGCGCACGGCTTCCTCGCCGCCGCCGCCCACCTTGGTGGCCGCGCTTTCGCGGTAGGCCTCCTGCAGATCCGCCTGCAGGCATTCGTGCACGGCGCGGCGGTAGTGCAGGAGCTTGGCGCTTTCGCCGCCTACCTGGGGCGCGGGCACGTCAGCCAGCTGCGCATAGCCCCAGCGGGCGCGCTGCTCGGCCGCCCACTCTGCCAGCTCGGCATTGACGCTGAGCATGGCGGCCTTGAGGGCGGGCAGCAGGCGCGCGGTGGTCACGGTGCCGTCCAGGCGGCAGGCATCGCGCACCTGGGTGGGCGCCAGTTCGGGAAACCAGCCGTCATTGCTTACGGTGGGCTCTGCGGTGGATGCGGGCGGGTTGGCGTTGGCAATGAAGGACATGGCAGGCAGTGGCGGGTGGTGTAGGTGGGCGGTGGTCCGTGGCGTTGGCCGTGCGTGGCATGGCCAGATGGCCGTGGCAACGGAGCCGCCCGGCGCGGGGGGTGCGCTCAGGTGGGAGCGTCGGACTGCTGCAGCTCGGTCAAGCGGCGCTCCAATCGCTCCACGTCTTTTTTCACGCCCACCTTGTCAAACAAGGTGACGGCGCGTGTCAGGTGCTGCAGCGCGATTTGCACGGGCTGCAGCTCCAGCTGTTTGGGGTCCACCTCGGTTGTGGTGGTCTTGCCCATGGCGGCCCAGCCGATGGCCTTGTGCAGCTTGGCGCGCACCTGGTCATGGATGTCCAGGCCGGTGGTGAGCTGGTCCACCTTGGCCAGCGTGACCAGGGCGTCATGGCCGGCCAGCTTGCCGGCAATGGCGGCCTCGGCGGTTTCTTCCATGACCACGGCCGGCAGGTCGCGGTTGTACTGGTCGGGCATCTTGAGCTGGTGACGCAGCGCGTAGTCGGCCAGCTCCAGGACGCGGGGCCAGTTGCCCACGTCGATCTGCCACACGAGCACTTCCACCAGCACGGGGTCCTGGGCGCCGGCATCGGCCTGCAGCACTCCGTCGATGTAGGCATCGAAGTCGGTCAGCAGCTTGACCTTGGCCGCAATCTTGTTTTCCACGGCCTTGATGTTTTTCAGCGTGGCCTTGTGGGCGTACAGCGTGGCCAGCATGAGCTGGTGTTCGCTGCCTTGCATGGGGCCGTGCGGGTCGATGGCGGCGGCCTTCGCTGCATGCTCTTCGGCCAGGACGCGGGCGCGGTGACGTTGTGCGGGTGTTTGTGCCATGGTTCAGTGGGCCTTGAGTTGTGGGCCGCCGCCTTTCGGCAGTCGCGGCCCCGGGTCTTGGCTCGGTCGCTCAGGCGACGAGTTCGATGTTTTCCACCATGGCGCACAGGCCGTAGTCTTCGACCACAAAGCTGTCGTTGGAGCTTTCGTAGAACTCGATGCGGTCACGCTTGGGCACGTCCACCACGGCACGGCGGCGGGCGCCGTCCTGGTAGTAGATGGACAAGTTGTCCAGGCGCGTGATGAGAGTCTTTCCGGCCGGGAAATAGGGCACCACCATGGCCGGCAGGCCACCGAGGCGGCGCTGGCTCACCACGATGTCAGCAGCAAGGCGCTCGGTAGGCGCATCGTTCTTTTCCACCAGGGGAAAGAGCTTGTCGTGCATGAGGTCACGGCCCACGAGCACCACCAGCTGCGGATCTTCTTGAAACCAAGGGTCCAGCAGTGTTTTGTAAGCGTCGTACACCAGGGCATCGAGGTGGGCATAGTCGCCGCCCGCGCCAACCATGACCTTGCCCGCCACCTTGTCGCCTTGCTTCATCACGCGGCTGGCGGCGCGGGTGCGCAGCTTTTCCAGCCAACCGATATTCACGTCCTGCAGCAGAGGGTTTGCCACGCGGTCGGTGGTTTCTGCAGCGCTGGTGCCGTGCCAGCCGATGGTGATGCGATCCAGTGCGCCACGCGCCAGAACCTGGCCGCTAACCCGGGCTTGGAAGTCCTTGAACTTCGACCAGGCATCCAGCGTGGCATAGCGGATGTGGGTGTCGTAGTTGGTTTGCTTGCATTCGTAGCCGTCTTTTTCCAGGCCCGTGGGGTCCACGGTTTTGCGTTCGCCCTCGCCCTTGGTGTCGGTGCGGCTGGCAATGGTCCCGCTGATGCCCAGGCCCAGCTTCTCGCCTTGCATTTCGCTCACGCCGATCACGTTGATGCGGCTCAGGAAATCGCTGCTTTCCTGAATCTTGGTTTCCAGCTTCTGTTGCACCGAGGGCGCAACGTTGAATTTGCTGGCGACGTTGTCCACGCCGTTGATGCGGGCCTGCTGCCCCATGTAGCCATTGAAGAGGACGCGGGTTTCGTTGCGCATGATGAGTTTCCTGTTTCGCGTGTGGTGGTGGTCTTGTGCCGGCCGTTGCTGCCTGGTCAGTAGTCAACGAGGTCGGCACCGCTGCCGCCCGTGGCGGGCGCACGCCGTTGTCCTTCGGGCTCTTCCTTGCTGAGCTTTTGCACCAGGTCGGTGTGCTTGGTTTGCAGCTGTGCGAACTGGCTGGCCATTTCGTCCTGCTTTTGAGCCATGGCCTTGATGACCTTTTCAGCTTCCTTGACGGCTTCGAGCAACTGCGCCGGTTCTGCCGTCGCGTTGTGCGTCTGTGCGTTCTCGGGCTTTTTCTCGGGCTGCTGCGGGGACAGCTTGTCCAGGAACTTGGAGAACATGGCCGCCATGGCCTGCATGGCGCCGGCATCGCTGCCAGTCGGGGCGGCGGCTTCTTGTTCCAGCTCCAGGCTGAAATGCTCGGCGGCGGTGAAGAGGTTGCCCGGCTTGACCTTGCGGCCCGCCAGCGGGCTGGCGTTCGGGTGCTGCGCGGCAAACTGCAGCATCTCGGTGCCCAGGCTGGCCGGCGTGTCGGTGACGGCCAGGCCGACCATGTAGGCCTCTCCGGAGCCCGCGAAATCAGGGTCCACCTCGATGGAGGTATAGAGCTTCTGGCCCTTCTGGTTGATGGCGATCAGCGAGTCCAGGGGCTGAATCTGCGCATACAGCGCGAGCTTGCCGTCTGCCTCCTGCTTGGCCTGCACGGAAAGCACGTCGCCCTGGGCGGCAAACGAGCTGTCAGGCAGCAGGCCGCGCATGTGCTCGATCCAGACACGAGCGGCGTATTTCTTCGGGTCGAAGTTGCGAGCCATTTGCTCGATCCACGCCCGAGAAATGGTGCGGCCATCAGTAGTGGCACCTTCGGTAGCCACGCGGAACAACTTGGACTTTTTCATGTGTGCAGGTTGGCGAGTAGGTTGATAGGCCCCTTTTGGGGATGCCTCTATGCTCCCGCCGCACCGCGTAGGCGTCCAACTGAATGGCCGGTGCGAGGCCATCACAGCGGGCAAAGGTGATGCGCGCGCGCGAGGGCATGCAGACACTCGATGCCATGACTTCTGCCGTGCGCCGAAAGAGGCCTGCCAACCCCTTTCCCATCCAACCCGACGCCACGCCGCCCGACCAGGTGCAGCTGCTGCATGACCTCACTGCAGACGGGGAGGCGGGCCAGCGGCGCCAAGCTCGGGCGCTTTACTGGATGGGGTGGCGCATCACGCATATCGCCGAGCACCTGGGCATTGCGCGCACCACGCTGCACGACTGGAAAAAGGCCGATGGATGGGACGCGGCCAAGCCCGTGGAGCGCGTCGAGGGCTCGCTGGAAATGCGCCTGTGCACGCTCATCCACAAGGAGGGCAAGGGCAACGGCGATTACAAGGAAATGGACGCGCTGGGGCGTGCCTTGGAGCGCTTGGCGCGCGTGCACAAATACGAGCACACGGGCCGCGAAACGGATCTGAATCCGACCATCGAAAAGCGCAATGCCGGGCCAAAAAAGCAGCCCGAGCGCAATCACTTCACGTCCGAGGACGTGGACAAGATCACCCGGGCATTTCTGGATTCGCTTTTCAACTACCAAAACACATGGTGGGAGCAGATCCAGCAGCGCACGCGCGCCATCCTCAAATCGCGCCAGATCGGGGCAACGTGGTACTTCGCCCGCGAGGCCCTAATTGATGCCCTGCATACGGGCCGCAATCAGATTTTTCTTTCGGCCAGCCGTGCGCAGGCCCATGTTTTTCGGCAGTACATCATCGCGTTTGCCAAGGAGCATTGCGATATCGATTTGAAGGGCGATCCCATCGTCCTGAGCAATGGCGCCACGCTGTATTTCCTGGGCACGAGCGCGCGCACCGCGCAGTCGTATCACGGCAATCTCTATTTCGATGAATTCTTTTGGGTCAACAACTTCACGGAGCTGTGGAAAGTGGCCAGCGGTATGGCCATCCACAAGCATTGGCGCAAGACGCTGTTTTCCACGCCCAGCAGCCTGCAGCACCAGGCCTATGCCCTGTGGAGTGCGGAGCGCATCAACAAGAAGCGCGCCAAAAAGGACCGCATAGAGCTGGACCTGAGCCATTCGCACCTGGCCGGAGGCTTCACCGGCGAGGACAAGATATGGCGGCAGATTGTCACGGTGCTGGATGCGCAGCGCGGCGGCTGCAATCTGTTCGACCTTGACGAGCTGCGCTTCGAGTATTCGGACGAGGAATGGGACAACCTGCTCATGTGCGGGTTTGTCGATGACACCTTCGCCGTTTTCCCTCTGTCCACGCTGATGCGCTGCCATGCCGACAGCTGGGACGCATGGAGCGATTTCAAACCTTTCACGCTGCGGCCGTATGGCAGCAAACCCGTCTGGATTGGCTATGACCCCAGCCACACGGGCGACTCTGCCGGCCTGGTGGTACTGGCACCTCCTGACAAGCCGGGCGGCAAGTTCCGCGTGCTGGAGCGCATGCAATTCAAGGGATCGGACTTTGAGGGGCAGGCCGAAGTCATCCGCCAGATGACAGAGAAATACAACGTGGCGCACATCTGCATTGATTCCACAGGACTGGGCCAGGGCGTCCTGCAGATCGTGAAGAAGTTCTTCCCGTCCGTGAAGTCATTGCAGTACAGCGTGGAGGTCAAAACGCGCCTGGTGATGAAGGCGCAAAGCCTTATGCGCGCCGGCCGCTTTGAGTTCGATTCTGGCGACGTGGACCTGCAGCGCAGTTTCCTGGCCATCAAGCGCGAAATGACGGGCTCAGGCAAGAGCGTTACCTATGCGGCTGGTCGGGGCGGCGAAACAGGGCATGCAGACCTGGCCTGGGCTTGCATGAATGCGATGGACAACGAGCCGCTGGAGGCCGTCGCCGTGGGCGGCGTTCCCAGTCGCACGACTTTGGAGATTTTTGGATGACAGAACCCACAACCCCAGCGGGCACCATGACGGCGCCAGCCACTGCCGAGGCTTTCTCTTTCGGCGATCCCGAGGCCGTGCTGGACCGGCGAGAAATCTTGGATTACGTGGAATGCTGGCTCAATGGGGATTGGTACGAAACCCCCATCAGCTTCGATGGTCTGGCGCGCACCCTGCGCGCTGCCACCCACCACGAAAGCGCCATCCAGTTCAAGGCCCAGGTGCTCGCCAGCACGCTGCGCCCGCATCCCCTGCTGAGCCGCGCCACGGTGCATTGGGCTGCTCTGGACTTCCTTGTTTTCGGCAATGGCTACTTGGAGCGCCCGCGCAATCGTCTGGGTGGCACATTGCCCCTGCGCCACGTACTGTCCAAGTACACGCGGCGGCACCGTGGCTTGAGGCTTTTCGGGTTCCGTCGCTCCTGGCAGGAAGAGCACACGTTTCCCGAAGGCAGCATTTGCCACATCTTCCAGCCCGATGTGCACCAGGAAATCTATGGACTGCCGCAGTACCTGGCCGCCCTGCAATCTGCCTGGCTCAATGAGTCGGCCACGCTGTTTCGGCGCCGGTATTACAACAATGGGAGCCATGCCGGATACATCCTCTATCTGAGCGATCCCGAAGTGGCAAAAGACGATGTGGATGCGCTGCGCCAGGCCTTGAAATCTTCCAAGGGCATGGGCAATTTCCGCAATCTGTTTTTCCATTCGCCTGGTGGCAAAGAGAAAGCCATCCAGCTGCTGCCTATCGGCGAGGCGGCGGCCAAGGATGAATTTTTCAACATCAAGAACGTGAGCCGCGATGACCAATTGGCGGCCCACCGCGTGCCGCCGCAGCTCATGGGCGTGGTGCCGGCCAATGCTGGCGGCTTCGGCGATGTGGTCAACGCTGCACGGGTGTTTGCGCGCAACGAAATCCAGCCCCTGCAGACGCACTTCGCGCAGACCATCAATGAATGGATGGGGGATGTTGTCTGCAGCTTTGACCCTTACCTGCTGCCCAGCGTTGAGCAGGCCCAGCAAGGTCTGGTGTAGACGGGAAACGATGGAATCAAGGGGCCTGCATGCAGGCCCCTTTTTCTTTGGTGCCGTCAGCTGGTGGTGCGGTCCAGCGTCCTGAGAGCGGGTTGCAGCAGCTGCCGCACATGGCAGGCGGGGATGGGGTTCGCCTGCGCCGCCTGCAGCAATGCATCCAGGGCAATCAGGCTCGCATAGATGTCCCGCGCTGCCGCATGCATCGGGTCGTCGGTCTCATTGCTATCGCTCAC